TCAATGCGGCGCGAGGCCGGGATGCTATAGCTGCCGGCCACCGCCGCTCCACTGGCATAGATGAGATTGCCCTGGGTCAGGACATTGTCGGTGGCGCACAGATCGTCGCCGGCATCCATCTGCAACGTGCCGCCGACAGGGATCAGCGCGCTCATGCTCCCGCCCCAGCCCAAAGCCGCCTCGTCATAACTGGCGACCACATTGCTGACGATCTGCGAGCCCGAGATGGAAACCGAGGCAGGAGTCTTGGAATAAAGCTCGTAGCCATCGGCCACGGTGTAATGGGTCGCCACCCAATAGGTGCCATCCCCCACCGACGGAGTCTGAGGGATGGTCGTGCGACAAACGAAGATGCCGCTGCCCCAGCTTCTGCCCTTGCGGACCTCGAAGTCGGGATTGCGGCTGTCGCTGACGGCGTCCCACGACAGCTGCGAAATCCCCGAGACATAGGCCGTGGTCAGCCCGGTGACCTCGGGCAGAGCCGCCGCCTTGGCGTTGCCCACCACGGTGATGTCATAGGCCGTCACCGTCGATAAATCCTGCTCGGCCGAACCAAAGAGATTGTACGAGGTGAATTTGACCGTCAGGGGCCGACCGATCTGGCTAGAGCTGAAGGAATATTTAAAGATGCCGTCGTCCAGCCGGGCGAAAGCGGTCCCGGCGGCATGACCCGAGGCATTGCTGCCGTAAAGGCCGCGGTAAAGGCTGGTCAGAGTGTAAAGATTGGCCCCCGTCAGCAGGGCGTCCTGATAAGCCAGATATTCGCCGTCCACATAGCAAAGGGTGTTGTAATTGGCCGCATCCAAGGCCGTACCGCTGCCCAATTGGGCGCGGGATATGGACAGATCGACCGACAGGCCATTGACCACATCCAGCGGACTGCCCTCGGCCAAAGCCGCCGACAGCACGCCATGGCGTGAGGGCACCGTCACCGTACCGATGCGGGAATAGCTGCTGCCGTCCTCCGAGACCCAGACATTGGCCCCGCCCCAGTTGGTCCCACCCGACGTCGCCACCCAAAGCTCCAGATCACCGCCGGTCAGGGCGGCGGGGGGCTCGAACAGAACCGGCGGATTGACATCGCCGGGATCGGCGCCATGGTCGGCGGCATAGCCCAGCGAAGCCTGAAGCGGGCGTTCCACCGTGACGGCAATGGCTCCCGGCACCGCCTCGGCCTTGACGCGGAAGACGGTGTCGTCCTCCTCCTCGATCTCCAGCACGCGCACCGGGGTGGCGTTCAGTCCCTGATCGACGTCGGTCAGGGCGATAATGTCCATGGGCTCCAGCAGGACTGCCGGCCCACCCATGCGCCATTCATAGGTGGTCACAATGTTGGTGCTGCGGGCCAGCAGCAGATCGGACACCGTCTGGGCCACTGTGCCCGAGGTGAACTGATGGGCCGTTTCGCTGGAACTCGCCCTCAAACCATAACGGGCGATATGGGCCGGATCTTCGCTGGTCACCACCGTCAGGGCATAGGCGTTGGAGCGGTCGGTATATTCCAGAGTGACGCGATTGCTGGCGTCCGCCGGGTCTTTGCGGGTGGCGGTCAGCGGCGGCTCGCCCTCTTGGGTTTGCAGCATGATGGAATCATCGATGCTCATCACCGGGGTCAGGTTGGGAGTATAGGTGGCGGTGGTGCCATCCATGCGGGTACCGCTGACCGTGGCGTCGGCATAAGGCACGATCCGCAGCATACCGGCCGACCATACCGCCTCGGCCTGAGTCATCGCCAGCCAGCCCTGAAGCACCGAACGGGCGTCCTGGGCCTGATCCAGGACCACCGACATGGTGATGCCCTGAGCTTCGCACCATAGGGCGTAATTGGACAGATCGGCCACCCTGGCCGCCGGGAAGCTGGCGCCATAGATGTCGTTGGTGACCAGGTCATAGAGGCAATAGGCCGGCGAGGTATCGAAAGCCTGATTACCGCTTAGAACCGAGGTGGCCCCCAACTGGGCGGCAATGGCCTGCTCGGCGGCGGTGGGCAGCGTCGCCGTCAGCGGCGCCAGGTTGATGGAATAGCCCAAATCGGTCAGAGCATAGACGCTGGCCGCCGGCCCCTTGCCCAACAGCTCGTAGGCGATATTGGGCGTATCATAGCTATCGCCCAGATCGACGCCGCTCATCCCCACATAGACCAGGCCGGGATAGTTAAGGTCCTCGCCGGCGTGATAGGAGGACAGATAGCTCCAGGGCGACTGGTCCAGACCGCCCTGAAACAAGGCGGCGCTGCCCGGCAGACTGGACAGAGTGTAAAGATTCTTCTCCCACCAGATCCGTCCCACATCCACCGCCGAGCCTGCCGCGACGGCAAAGGCAAAGGCGCACTGATAGTCGTAATCGCTGACGGTCGAATTTCCGCCGCCGCCACCACCCTTGCCGCCGCCTCCCGAGCCGCTATTGGAATATTGCGGGATGGCCTTGAAGTCGCCGTACCAGATCATATTGCCGGTCACCCGCTGGGTGCCATAAACCACGGGCACCACGGCGCCCTGGGTCGAAGTCTGGACGGTAAGATCACTGACGGAACTTATGGTCTGGGCCTGGGGTTTCTTGCCCCCGCCGGTCAGCATGCTCATGGCCGCGCTCTCCAAAGACTATAGACATGCCGCTCGCGCGGGCGACCATCGCGGCGCTCGCGCATCAGCGACGGGGATAGGCCGTCGTCCAGCACCACGCCCAGGCGCACGACGGCATGAATGATCCGGGGCCACTCCAGGACGATGGCGCCATGAGCCAGACAGCGGCCATAGCGCCACAGCACCAGATCGCCGGGCTGGGGAGCCTCTTCGACCTCGACCGCATGCTCCAGCACCTGGGCGAGATAGCGTTCGCCACCCCGGTGCATGTTCCAGTCCATGGGATAGAAGGAAACCTCCTGGCGGGGGATCATCCCGCAGGCGGCATAGACTTCGGCGGGGAGCATGGCGCAATCGACGCCGGCTCCCTTGACGCGCCCCATATGGTGGTAGGGCGTACCCAGCCAGCTTCGCGCCTCGGCCACCACGGCCCGGCGTTGCTTTACTTCCAGCTCTGTCATGGAGAAGAAACCTTATGCCGCCGAGCGCTCTAACAACTCCTTTTCAAGAGCACGCTCGGCGGTCAGAGGCCATTGAGGCCGAGGCCAAGCGGCGAGGAGCCGCGCCCGGCGAGGGACAATAGGTCAAGCCACATCAGTGGCGTGACAGTATTAGGTCGCGGTTTCAGCAGCGGGGATGAAGGGCATTCCGCCGAAGCGTTCCGGATTGTGGAAGGCCGTCCAGCAGCTGGCCGAGCAGCCCGAGGCGACGCTGCGATAAGAGATGGTCACGCTACTGCCGGCATCGGCAGCGGCGAAGCTATAGACGCCGGCGTTACTGACCGCATAGTCCCCCTTGGCCGGAGTACCGGTACTGACGCAGGTCATGCTTTGAGTGCTGGTGGAATAGCTGACGACTCCGGTATCCGGGTCCCGCTGGGCGACCTGCACCTGCTGAGACACGCCGTAATCTTCAACGAAACTGGGCGCAGTGATCGTATAAGGCGCAGCCTTCGGCACCGTCTCGGCCAAGGACGCCGTGGTAAAGGTCGGCATGGTCTTGTCGCAGCCGGGATAGATGGTGAAAGCATCCCCGACCGAGGGCGACCAGGGCAAGGGACCGATCAGGGTCAGCAAGCCGCCCACCTGAGTCCGGACGCCTCGACTGACGCCATTATTGAGGCCGCTGGAAAAGCTGATCCAACCCTGGTTCCAGCTGCCATCGGCATCGGTGACAGAGGTGGAAACTTGGGAAACAGTCCCCATGGCCGTCACCGTGGCGGTCTTACTATAGGCCGAGACATTCACGCCGCAGTGGGAATCTCCCAGCATGAAGCGACAATGGGCCTGATAGACCTGACTGGGCACCTGGGTATCCAGCAGCGACAGCCACGACTTGCAGGAAATCTTGACGCCGGTGCGGTCGATAGCGATATCGGCGGCCAGACCGACGAAGCGGGTCAGTGTCCCCACCACATCGGGCGGCGGCCCCCAGGTGTCGATATAGGCCCAGTCCAGCTCGATCTGCGCCCCGTCCAGCAGGCCCCACTGGGCCGCCTGCCGGAAGGGCACACCGTTAAGGGTCATCTCGTTGGCGGAATCTACGGTCAGGGTCAGGGCAAAGGTGTCGGTCTCCAACCCTGCCACGACGCGCAAGCGGTCGCGGGTGATCCGCAGCAGGCCATGGCTGTAGGTCACGCCGTTATAGACGACATCCTGATCGCCCGAGGTCAGGGTCAGGACCGGCAGCCCCACCGGCGTAATGGTATAGAGATCGGCCCGGCCATAGCTGCCATTGGTCAGCAAGGCCTGTAGCTGTGTCGAGACGCTGATCATTTCACGCTCACCAATTCACAGCTCTGCAATTGCCAGAGCTGATGCATGAATTGTTCGAACTCGGCGGTATCGGCGGCGAAGCGCACGCGGAAATAGAAGCTGAAGCTTCCCGTCACCGCCTGCCCCGAGGCCGGAGCCTGGGTGAAGGTCACCTGATTGCCGCTGACCGTATAGGCACTGGACGCCAAGCTCTGCCCGCCCACAGCGAAGGACATGGGCAGGGAGGCGTTGACCATCCCCACCGGTTCCAGAAAGCCACCGAAGTTACGCAGGCAGGTGAAGCTGGTGGTGGTGCCGTCGCCCTGCCCCAGGGTCTGCCCAGCGACGCTATTATCGTCGGGATCGAGATAGAGAAAGCTGTCGAACTGCCCCTGGCGCTGCAAAAAGAAGCCGGCCAGAGTTTTCAGTTCGTCGGTAGCGTCGTCGCGCAGCAGTTCGTACTTCAGCTTGAAGTGCCAGCGCGGGGCCGACCACAAGGCGATGCGGGTCTCGGCTCCATTCACCGCCGTTTTGACGATGGAGGAGAATTCCGGGCTTTTGCCGACCGACCAAGCCAGGCCGGGCAGCGTTGGAAAGACGACGTTGCTCATTTCTTCACCTGTGCGAAATTGCGTTGCTGACGCGACAGAACATCGACCATGTAGCGCCCGTGCTGGTCTAGGAAGTCCCGCGCACCCTTAGTGTCGATAGCGCTGATATTGGGGCTGTAATGCATGGTCATGGCCCCGCTGCCCGAACTTGCGGCGGCGGTGGAAGCCACCTGAGGCTGGGCCGGATTGGCCCATCCCGCCGACTGGCTGGGCAGGCCATAGGCCCCCACCGCCGAGGAAGCCGCGCGCACCGTATTGGCGACGCCGGCCGGCAGCACCATCTCGTCCTTATGCAGTTCGGTCAGGGCGCCGTCGAAGGGCACCCGTTCCCAGCCGCCTTCCGCCGAAAAGGCCGCCACGGCGGCAAAGGCCGCGGCGGCGGCGGGAGGAGCCAGCAGCCAACCCACATAGGGGATCTGCGAGACGTCGTCATAAACCGCCGCCGCCGCCGATCCGGCATGTTTGAGAATCCCCGTATCCTGCGTCGAGGCATCCGTCGCCACCGCCGCCGTGCCCGAGGCTGAGCGGGCTGCGTTGCCCGCCTCCACCGCCGCCGTCTGAGTCGTCTGCGACCCTTGCTCTGCGGCGGCCCGCTTGGCGGCTTCGGCCTGGAGCTCGGTGGTGCCGACCTTATCGGCGGTCAGCATTCCCAGTTTCATCGATACCCAATGAGTAAGGGCCTGGGTTCCCATGGAAATATAAGAGCCAAGCATTGATCTGACCGAGGTGGCGACCGCCTGCCTCAGATTGGTCTGATGCGACATCATGCTACTGATCGTCGAATCGAAGGCATTGCCGATCGGCCTGAGGGCGCTCTGCCAGGATGCCGCCGCCTGCTTGGCTGACTCCTCATTCAGGATTTGTATTTTTTTATTAGCATCATCCGTTATTTTTTCTATTTCTCCCTCGGACGCCCCCACCGCCTTAAAACCATCTGACAAAGACTTCGTATGATCATTGATCCGCGTTAGGTCATCATTCATCTTTTCTAATTTTGAAACTTCACCGTTATCAACCTTAAGATTTTCGAGTTTTTCAGAATCTTTATCCGTTTGTTTACTAAGCTCTTTTCTAAGCTCGATCAACTTCGTAACGTCGGCCTGCTTTTTCTGGGCTGCGGCCTCATCGGCCTGCTGGCTCTCCTGAGCGGCATTCGCGGTTTGAACATAGGCAGCCCCCAAGCCTTCCATGGCTTCCGTTTGCCCCTGCGTCACGCTGCTCAGATTTTTTGTCGTCTCGGATACTCCGCCAGTC